TCACATCCACATAACCTGTTGTTGGCCTGCCACACTGGCACCGACCGGATGCGGGGGAACGGCCCTGACCTGCCCCGGCGTCATAATCGCACTGTCATAGGTCTCCATCGTTTTAAACGTGTGGCCGCAGTTGATATTTTGGCACTGGTGATAACGTTCTTTCGTGTGCTGGCTCAGATAACGGCTGGTGCGGGCATGGGCCGCAGTCTGGCATAATGGGCAATGGAACATTATTAATTCCTCTTCAATGACTGTTGCCGCGATAATACGCTCTGTGATCTAGATTTGAATTAGCTTTAATCTAATTTACAAATTCATAAAGCGAAGTCATGCACGTCATAAGTAACCTCCGACAGCAAAACCTCAAATTCCAGCGCCGTCGTAAAGCCGCTATTGCTGAGACTATGCGTGACTTTGCTCACTATCCAGTCTTGCGCATCGATCGCCGCTTTAAACCCGCTGACGCGTACCGGCGTTTCCGGCGTGATGTTAGCCCGCCCCATGGCGAGCGACAGTGAGAACTCAGCCACACCGCGCTGAAGCTTTTCCCACTTGGCCTGTGCGGCGCGCATTGCTGCGGCCTTTGTGGCATAAATTTTGGTGATCGCAAACACGTTATCGTCAGCCCCCACCAGATAGTCACCTTTCGCCGCCTCTATCGGTTTCCCCGGTTTTTTACTGCTGCCCGGTTTCGCCTTCGGGTGTTGCAGCGCGCGTAAATGCTGCTCTTTTGGCTTGCGCTGCAGCTTCACTTTCTTCGGCTTCGGCTGTTTTGTATTGAGCCAGCTCGCCGTCACGCCGGTGTAAGCATCCCGATCGGCAATGCTGAAACTGTGCTGATCGCCATCCTGCCGGGTGATGGTATACACCGGCAATGGCTTCCCGCCTACCGTGGCGCCGTTCCCCGGTCGCAACAACAGCAGAGCGCCATTTTTCACCGCCGCCACCGCGCCGTTGAGCGTTGCGAGTCGGGTAATAAATGCCGCGTCCGTCTCCTGCGTCTGGTCGATATGGCTGATTTTGATGGTGCCCAGACCGGCGGCCAGCGAGGCTTTCAGCTTATTGCGCGCAGCCACCTTCTGCACAATGTCGCCCAGGGTGGTGTCGTGGTAGGACTCATCGCGCCGGGTGTTCAGCGAACCGCGAAAATCCGCACTACGCGCGCGAATAGTCAACGTGTCCGGCGCGCCCCGGTGTTCGACCTCATCGACCGTAAACTGGCCTTTTGGCGTCAATGGCGAGCCTTGCCAGCCGAGCGCAAGCGACAGCACCGCATTGCGCTGAGGCATCGCCATCAGTCCGTCGCTGTCGTCCAGCTCGATGTCGAGCTGGTCAGCCTCAAAGCCCCGGTTATCCGTCAGCGATAGAGAAATCAGCCGCTTGCGGATGTTCTGCGTGATGTCGTTATCCTGCAGCAGCAGCGAAAAATCCGGGGCAACTCGCGCCCCGGCGGGCAGGTTTACACCGCTTTTCATGATAACAACCCTCCCATAGCACCGGCGGCCTTCCCGGCCATCTCTCCGGCTTTATCGTACAGTTCCCCGGCCTGCTGGCGCAGATCGCCAAACATCGCAGACAGGGATTCATCGACCCGCTTCAGGTTGAGCGTGAACTCTGTGCGGCGCGGGCTGCCGTCGGCGAAAAACTCGGAATGCGTTTCAGAAATCGACTCGATCACAAACATGCCGTAAATCGTGCCGGTGCCTTCAATGAGCGGCCACGCCCGGCCCTGCTCGGCCATCAGTTGCAGCGTCAGCAGTGACCAGCGGCCGCCGGTGATCTCCGGCAACAGCACCCCGGACAGCGTGATTTTTTCCTCATCCATCCCCAGAAATTGCGCCGCCGGGCGCAGGCCAACGCGGGCGTTGCTCGGCCAGCGATATTCCGCGTTGCGGCTCATGGATTGATAAGGCAGCGTCTGCAGCATAAAAACAAACAGCCCCAGCGTTAACATCATCATGAATCTCCGTAAGTCATGCGGCTACGCGCGGCGGCCGCGTGTTTGCGTCGTTCGGCCTCGAGCTGGCGCGAGACTTCGCGCGCAATGGAGGCCGCGTCTTGGCCGGGGGCGCCGTACACCTGAATCGTGATCGGGGCTGGCGCCGTGGCAGGTGCAGCAGCCGGGGCCGACGCCATCACCGGCGTTGACAGCGATAACATCGCCGCCGACAGCGCCGCCGTTTTCCGGCGCCCGGTGACGTTGGCCGGGCCGTTGACAATCTCCGGGCCACGCTCGCCGACGATGCCGAACTGGCCGCGCGGGATGATGCCGCCCTTGTCGAATGCCCCTGCATAGCCCGGCCCCGGCATCAGCTCAGGCGCCGGGCGATTGTATGAAATCGCCGGGTTAACCTCCGCCTCATCGTCGCCAAACTTCATCCAGTCCGGCAGCATATCCGTGAGGCTGGAAAACTTGTCTTTCAGCGCCTGCCAGCGCTCGCTAATGCCGTCAATGACCCCGTTAATCATGTTCATCCCGGCTTCTTTGAACTGCCCCGGCAGTGCTTTAGCGCCGTTTACCAGTCCCTCCCATTTGCCATTAAGCCAGCCGGTCAGCCGATCCCATGCCTGAACCGTGGCGGCGCTCAGCGCCAGCCATGCCGCGTTAACACGCTCGCCGATGGTGTCCCAGACGGCGGCGGCACGCTCTGCAATGCCGCTCGCAACGCCCCAGATGCCGGTCAGCAGGCCGGGCAATCCGCCCAACAGCTGCAGCGGCAGGCTCAATCCGGCCGCGACCCATTCACCGAACATGCGCCCATAGCGCGCGGCGGTTTGGAGTTCGGCCTGTGAAGATTTCACCGGTTCGATCAGCTTGCCGAACCACTGCCACACGTTGCGCACCATGCTAAGCAGCGGCGTAAATGCGCCTACCAGCGGGACAAGCGCGGCGCGCATCGGCGCGAAAGCGGCGCTGAAGCCTTCGCCGATGCCCGTCAAAAAGGCGCTGAGAGGCTCCCAATATTTACGGATAGTCAACGCCACACCGGCAATCACCGCCGCCGCCGCAACCACCGGCAAGGTGATCACACTGAATGCGGCCGCAATCCCGGCGCCGACGGTGGTAAAGACCGTTCCCAGCAGCCCGGCCCCGGCGATCAACATATTGACCCCGGCCATCACCGGCCATGCAATAAGGCCCAGCGCAGCGAGGCCACCGATCAGGGCCGTAACGCCCGCCGTGACTTTCACCAGCGTGCCGACCAGCTCAGGATTAGCCTTCACCCATGCCCCGGCCTTGGTGAGCCATTCGGTGGCGGAAACCGTGAGTTTGCGCAGCGCTGAATTCTGGCCGTCGAACACCTCAATGCGAACATCTTCCCACGCCGAAAACAGGTTTTTCAGGTCGCCGTCGAGGTTGTCCACCTTCACTCGGGCAATCTGGGCCGTAGCCCCTTTTGACTGGGTGACGGTGCTGTGTTTTTCGCTCAGCTTGCCGTTACCGGCGGCATCAATCAGCTTGATAGCGCCTTTCATCGCCTCTTCGCCGAAAATGACTTTCAGGTATTCGGCCTGCTGCGCGGTGCCGAGCTTGTTGGTTTTAAACGAGCCGTTAATTTTCTTGAGGATGTTCGCGATCGGCAGCATGTTCCCTTTGCCGTCCTTGGTTTTTACGCCCAATTCTGACAACGCATCAGCCGCCTGCCCGACGGGCGCCTGTAACCGCGTAAACATCGCGCTGGCCGCCGTACCGGCCATAGACCCCTTGATGCCGTTATCGGCCAACACGCCCAGCAAGGCGGTAGTGTCCTCGATACTGGCCCCGGCCGCTTCGGCGATCGGCGCGACGTACTTCATCGCCTCGCCAAAATCCATCAAATTGCTGTTTGAACTTGTGAAACCTTTGGTCATCACGTCTGCGACGCGCTGGATCTCGTCTATCGGCATGTTAAACGCCGATTGCATGTTGGTGATGATGTCGGCCGCGTCGGCGATGTCCAGATCGGAGGCCAGCGCCAGATTTACCGTTGATTCTGTCGATTTCAGAATGGCATCGCCGTTAAAGCCGGACTTGGCGAGCACCGATTGCGTGCGGGCGACGTCCGTCGGCGAAAACGCGGTCGTGGCGCCAATATCCCGCGCCTGCTGGCGAATGGCGGCCAGTTGCTGGTCATTCTTCGCCAGTCCGAGCGTGGCTTGCGTGTCTGACATCTGCCTGTCGAACTGCACCCCCGGCGCAATAAACGCCCCTTCAGCGACCAGCCCGGCGGTAGCGATACCCAGCCCGGCCGCGCTGGTATTACGGACAGCCGCAGTTGCCGATTGCCCGGCCCGGTATCGCGCGCCGACGCGGTTAACCTGCTCTTGCTTCTTGCTCAGGCGTTCCAGCTCGCCGCGCTGGCGGCCCAGCGCTGTCGTGGCTTCGCTGGCGCTGGCCTTCAACCGGCGCTGTTCGGCGCTCAGGTTCCGGGTGGCAATACCGTCGGCGTTGAGCGCGTCACGCTGGCGCTGCACCGACTGGCGCAGGCCGTTGTATTTCGTCTGCAGCTCGGCGGCGGCGCGCGTTGATGCCGCCAGCAAGCGCGCTTGCTGCGCCGTGGGCTTTTCCGTCGCCTTGAACTGGACGGCCAGCGCGGCCGCCTCTTCCTTGGCTTTCTTCAGTGCCTTGCCGGTAACGGCAAGCTGTCCCTGCGCCTTGCGAAATCCCTCAATCCGGGCGCTTTGCGCGTCCAGAGCCTTGAGGGTTTGTTGCGTGGTTTTGATGTCACCGGCAAGCTGTTTGCTTGCCTGTTGGATACTCTTTAGCGGGCGGGTGGCTTGGTCTACGGCCTTCAGCAGCACCTGTAGCTGCAGGCTTTTACTCATCGTGATTAACTCCGCTGCGTTGCAGTGCCTTGTGGCGCCAGTTCAACAGCTCCGTGAGCGTCATTCCGGCCATTTCAGACGGCGGCCAGTGGAAGATCACCGCGATGTCCGCCATCAGGTCATCAACGCCCAGCCGGGCGTCGGGGATTACGCCGCCGAGTTCGGCGACAAAAAACCGACCACTTTCCCGGCCAGCGCCACCAAATCCGGCAGCTCAAGGCGCGCGCATTCTTCTTTGGTCAGGTTCGGCACAGTCACGCGCGGCAGCACAACCAGCAGCGCGTCAACATCGGCATTGGCGATCGCCGCCAGCCCGACGCCGCGCAGCGCGCCCGCGTTCGGTTTAATCACCTGTACATCGGTAATGGTGGTTTCACCGCGCTGGATCGGGGTGTCGAGGGTAACGGTATTTTCGTTTACGTCTTTCATGGTGCTCTCTCAAATCAGGGGGAAAAGGGCCAGCCCGGCGGGCTGGCGCAAAAATTACAGGCCGATCGCCTTGCGATGCTCGGCCAGCCGGTCAACGCCGTTGACCTTTTCGACCATGTTCACGGTATCGACCTCGATCAGCTCTTTGCCGTCAACGGTCAGCTTGAAGTAAGTACACTCGGTGGAAACCTTGGTTTCGGTATCCTCGCCCTGCTTGTACTCGCCAAAATCGATTTCCTTGTGGCGGCCACGCATCACCACTTCCACAGCGGACACCTCGCCGGTGTCGTCACGCTGGAAGGAACCGGCAAAGCGCAGCGGCACGGCATCAACGGCGCCCCACTGTTTCAGCACCAGCTCATCAATGCCGCCCATCGACCACTCAACGGCCAGCGCGTCATCGTCCAGCCCCATATCGATGGAGGCCGCACCGTTCATGCCGCCGCCCCGGTATTTCTCCAGCTTGCGGGTGAGCTTCGGCAGCGTCAGCGAGGACACCACGCCCATGTAGCTGTAGCCGTCGTTAAACAGATTCAGGTATTTCAGTTTTTTCGGCAGTGCCATGTTCTAACGTCTCCTTTAGCGGTTCACGGATGCCGCAAACGTCGCCAGATAGCGATCGGTGATGCGCTGGCGCAGGGTTAAATCTTCCAGCGGTGGCACCGGCGTGTAGTCGTAATCGATAAACAGCTTTCCCGCCTTCAGGGTTGCGACAGTGCTGGCGCTTTCGTCGTACCAGCAATTACCGTCGATAATCAGCCCGGCGGATTTCAGCTCGCGGAATTTCGCGTTGATGCCGTCAATCATGTCGCGCACCAGCGTAGGCGTCACCGGGCGGTCAACGGCCCATAGGTGCGCCTCGGCCATGGTGTCGGCCAGCACCTGCGCGGTGCGGGTGTAGTTCTCGAACATGAACAACGGATCATCGGAACAGGTGCGGGAACCCCAGAATTTAAAGCCGTCTTTGCGAATAAGGGTGGTGACGCACGCTTGGTTTAACAGGTCAGCATCGGTGCCAGGCGCCTGCAAATCCCAGAACACGCTGGCGGTGATGCCGGTCACGCCGTTAACGCCGACGTTTGAAAGCGTCTTATGCCAGCCGGTTTCCGTGTCGATTTTGGCACGCAGGCCCAGCGCGCGGGCGGTGGCGTAGGCGATGTCGCTCTGGTTGGCGGTGGTGTTCCAGCTGACAAAATCCGGCCAGATCAGCATCAGCTCGCGCTGGCTGAAATTGTCGCGGTACTTGGTAGCCTCCTGCACGGTTTTGCAGCCGTGGGCGCTGATATAGCCGAACGCGCGCAACTGCTGGCAAATCCCGGCGAGCGCCGTCGCGACTTCCTGATTATCCAGCCCCGGCACGCCGAGGATGCGCGGCTTAACGCCCAGCTCAGCCTGTGCAGATAGCAGCGCTTTGATGCCGGTGTAGCGGCCTTCCGCATTCGCGCCACCGATGATGTTGGAGGTGGTTTCCGCTGCGTCTTTGCCGGTGGCAACGCGGACAACCACTGTGACCGGCTTAGCTTGTTCGGCGATCGCCCGCAGCGACGCCGCCAGCGTGCCTTTTTTACCGGCCTTGCCGGAAGCGGCCAGCACGTCGGTGATCAGTACCGGGGTATCGAGTGGGAAAACCGACGCGTCGGCATCCTCCGCCGTGCAGACCATGCCGACGATTGCCGTCGATACGGTGGAAATAACGCGGGTGCCGTCGTTGATTTCGACGACGCGCACGCCGTGATGATAATCGCCCATTAATTTGCTCCGTGTGGTGAGTAGGTGCAGGCATGATGACGCCCGGCGCGCCGGGCCGCACGCGGTGGGTGCTGGAAGGCCGACCAGACAACAGGCCGGGACGGATTGGGGATTTTTGAGGGAATGACGATCGTTTGCGCCGATCAATAACGCCGTATTGATCTATGCAATCAATTGGACGGATTTTAGCCGGGCGGGGTAAGGTCGAAAGGCAAAGACGCGGCAACATCAGGGAAAGCCGCAAACACAAAGCCCGCATCGCTGCGGGCTTTTTCATCGCGCTAAGGGCATCAGTTCGAAAGTACGGGCTTTCGAATGGCACTTTTCCTAAGATTTCTCACTTCAGCACTTTTTGCTTGTTCCCCCCTCCAAAGTGGTATAGTGTCGCCAATAGACGACACACGCCTCTCATCGTCACATGCAAATAGTTCATGTAGCTATCATCACGAAATTTCGCCCCGCCGTGGGGCATTTTTTTTAGCATTTATCCTAAATTCGTTCCTTACCGTTCGTAATTACTTGCCATGATTTCAGAACATTCCTAACCTAAAAGCGTTATACAGGGTTCGCAATCCCTTATAACAACCTTTGTAACGCTTGATACACCAGAGACAGATCTTTGCCCGCTTCGGTGGGCTCTTTCAACCAAACTAAGGATGGGAATGCCTGCTCTAAAGACGACATTTGGATTAACGGCCACATCCGAAAAATCATTGATTGGAGGGCTTATGAGTATTCATTACCTTACCGATGGTGAAACGCAGAACTTAGAAAAAGTGAGCATGGTTCTGGGAAAATGCGTCATAGGTCTTCTTGTTCGCAAAAAAATAGTCAACACCGATAATATTCTTTCTCAAATAGTCGCAGAAATGGAAAAAGCATCCGATAACGATGAATTTCAGTTATATCGCGACACATTGGAGTTTGTAGGTACGCTTTCAAAATAACCGGGGAAACGTAACGATGAAAAATGAAATTGCAACCGCGATTACGATAGGAAGCATACTTCTGTTCGTCATCCTGATTGGCGCTCCCAATGTCGTAACAACCATGGTGCCATGACCATTTTCCGTTAACTTCCAAAATAAAAGCCCCGCATCGCTGCGGGCTTTTTATTAGACGCTGGGCGCAACCGGCCAATCGATATCCGGCGCATTCTGCGGATTGATGCGGCTCAGCTGCACCCGGTAAGTTTTCCAGAGCTTGAGCTGCACGATTTCCTCCTCCATCGCCATCCCTAAATCGACCGCATCCTGCAGCGGCGCAACAGCCTTACCCGCGCTCGCCAGCAATTCATTTTTTCTGGCTTCAGCCCTCGCCATCATTTCTTCAGCGGAATAGATGCGCTGGCTCACCTTCTTACCGTCAAACACCCACTCACCATTAGCCAGACAGCGCTTTGGTAGTTTCGTCGGGTTCAGCTCAATAACCGATAAGCCAATCGGCCACAGCATCGACACATCACTGTTAATCGCGCAGATAATGCCGCTTTCGTCATAAGCCAGTTTTACGGTGTCCGGCGAAAACAATTTTTGCGCGGCGTACCAGTCAATACCGTTATCATCATGAAGATAAATCACGTTCTCGCCGAGGAATAATTCTTCCGGCGTGTATTGCTTCAAATTCTTAATGTGTTGCATTTTACACCGTTCCAATTGTTGCCCATGTGCCGTTAATTAGCACCTGAACCGCTGAATAAGCGCCCCAGATTGAGGGGTTGTAGTTTGAGCCTGACATACCCGTATAAACACAGCCCGACGGTAAATCGACGCGCCCGCCGGTATCCGCGATAACCGTGCGCCCGGCCATGCGCACACCCTGCACCAGATTCTGATAGGCCCAGTTCTGCGCATTGTTCTGCGCAGCCGAGATATTTTGATTAAGCCAGTTGCTGAGGTAGCCGCCCCATGCTGCCCCCTGTACGTTTCCGTCAGGGTGCCACGTCGTCCCGCTGGAGGTGGTGATCGCAGGCCATTTACCGCCGATATGCATACCCGACTCAAAAGCGGCGGCGCCAGTTCTGACATCCACAGAGAACGGACGCAGGTTGTTGAATGTGCCGTACTGGTCGTTTTCGTTTGTCAGCAGCAGGTAAAGCCGGTTGCCGTCATTGCGCCAGAATGAACCGAACCCGCCGCCGACCATGCGATAATTATCAATATGGGTAGATTGGATCTCCGCGCTGGTCTTTAGCGTCCCGGTTAACTGCCCGCCGGTCTTCGCCAGATAGCGGCCATCTGCTTCGGTTTTATTCCAGGCGTTAACGTCACCGGCCAACAAATTCACATCAGCGGACAACGGCTTACCGTTCACCTTGATAGAGCGCAGCGCGTATTTCTGCGCGGCCTGCGCATCCGTCAGCGCGCCAACGTCAGCGGCCGTCGGCTTGTAGTGTGTCGTGTACACCTGCGCCCAAGCCTTAGCCGTCGCCGGATTATCTTCCCGAGGAGAACGTAGCCAAAACTCCGTATTACCCGAGCCGATCGCAAATTGGACATGCCGGTATTTGTTGAGTTTGAACGTCATCAAATTACCGAGATTCCCTTTAGTCAGTGGATAGCCGACTGATTTATCGCCGAGCTGTTCAAGGGTGAAACCGTCCGGCCGTGTGAGGTCGCTGTCGGCGTTTGTGGCCTGCAAGCTTTCGCTGGGGAAAACCACGCGCGGCAACGCAAGCGCCCCGGTCATGGTGTCGCCCGCCCGTTTCACATAGCGCCCGTCGGCTTCGGTTTTATTCCATGCGTTGACATCACCGGCCAACAGATTGACATCCCCGCTCAACGGTTTGCCGTTCACCTTGATAGAACGCAGCGCGTATTTCTGCATAGCTTGCGCATCCGTCAACGCGCCTGTTTCTTGCGCGGTAGGCGGTTTCGCCGTCGTATAAATACGCGGGTTTGCCCCCTGATTAGGCTCAGTTCCCCAATGCAACTCGTTATCCATCCCCAAACCAAGACGCATCAGTGCCTTCCCGGCGACTTGGAAACCGATTGATAAATTACTCTGTGCTGAAGGGCGGCTCATGACCAACGGCGTATGCTGGTTTCCCTCAATATTCAGTGAGTCCCCATCCGTTTCAGCGTTGCCGGGCTTAATAGCCAGTTTTTTAACCGTGCCGCCGGACAGCATCAGAAAACGGCCGTCAGCTTCGGTTTTACTCCATGCACCGACATCGGCGGCCGTTGGTTTGTAATCGGTGGTGTAAATCCGTGACCATACCACCCCATTTTCAGGACGGTTAGAACGGCCAATAAAACCATGTCCCAGCCCCGACACGCTGACATAGCCCGTTGAGGGTGCGGCATCGCAAGGGAGGCTCAGCACCCCGGCGGCAATATTTCCAGCGATCGGCGGCTTGTTCTCAGAGGTCGCATTCAGCCGGTAAATTTGCGCAGTGTTGCAATAAGCGTTATCGAAAGCCCGCGCGCCCACCCCCAGACCAAACGCACCGACAGCCATTAGTTGCCCGCCTTCTACCCCGACGTTGCGCGTCGCGGCATCACCCAGCGCCAGATTGCCACGCGCGGCGGCCTTGTCGGGCAAGTCGGACAGATTGGCGGCCTTTTTCATGCTGGCATCGTTGACCGCTTTTAACGCTTTGGGCGTGCTGGCTTTCGTTTCGTCGGTGCTGGTCGTTGCGCTGCTCAGCTGTACCAGACCTTTCGCCGTGGTGCTGGCGTCCGGGTGGTTTCGGGTTTTCTCATGCGCGGCGATCGCGTCGGCCACAAAATCCTTGGTCGCCAGCACGGTGTCGCCACCGGCGATCACCTGAATCGCCTCGGTGCTGCTGACAATCAGGATCATGCGCAGCGTCTGCGTGCGGCCGCTGCCCTCTTCCAGCTTCGGCTTGTAGCTCTCCGCCATGTTGCTGACGGCAATCAGCGTCCCGGCCTCGTCATAGAGGCCCATTTCACGCAACCACCACCCGCCGACGTTCGCCGGAATAATCATCTCGGCCAGAATGTGATTTTTCAACGCCTTATCGATGGTCAGCCCGTTTAGCGCCGCGCGGTACTTCTCGTTGACGAGTTTTGTTTGCGCCGGATTTGGCGTCGGCAGCTTACCGTTCCCGTCGCCGACGGCCATAGAGACGATTTTCAACTGCGTGCCGCCCGCGCTGGCGGCGGCAATCTTGGCCGCCCCGGCGGTGGTAATAATCGCTTTATATTT